ACATTATGTCAAAAGAATTATACACCTGTTCAACAAATTCATATAATTCGGATAATGACAAACAAATAGCATTACCGATATTGTTGGCAACTTTATTTGATTCATCTGTAATAACTATATTAGTATTATTATCTGTCAATCGTTGTTGTACATCAGAGACCACTTCTCGAAAAGTTTTTACTGTCAATCCATCGGGACTTAATGACATCTTAAATCTCCAAATTTACTACTTCTAACACACTTCCATCTTCTACCGATGCATTAAAAGTTACATTATACTTTCTCGTACCACGATTGAATTCACCTTGGTACGAATTAATTTTTGTTATATATTGTGTTGTGATTATAGTCTTACGTATAATACTATCTATCTCTGAACGAGTATTTCTACGGGACAATAGGTTAAACCAATCAATACCTTGAGATTGATCTAAGAACCATTCTGTGAGTATGGTTTTTAATCTGATTTCAACCCACTGCCTCGCAAGGAGAAGTTTAGTAGTTGCAAGTTCTATATCACCATTCTCTGTCACAACAATATCCCTATTTTTGTACTTAAAATCATAACTCATTCTACTTTATATACCCCTGCGGAACTGCCAGAGGTGATTTTAACCTCTGAGTTTATTGTTATCTCATCTATAATCGCCTGTGCTAATGCTACCATTGCATCATCATTACTTTTTTCACCGTTAAGGTAATCGTTATATATAGCATCCATATTAGCTTTCATACGATTTTTAAGGCTTGCTGCACTCATTGCCATAATTATTCTTCTCTCTATGCTTTAAGTGTATCTAGGCGTGTTTTAAGTGCCGTTATCTGTGCTTTAGTATTAAGAGGCATTGGCCCAATACTGGTATTAACTGTTGTATCTATCAAAAGCTGCATTAACTCACTGGCTAAACTGACTAACTCCTCACCACTATTCTGTATCCTAATAGTTTGTGCTGTAGTAATCTCAATATTACCATCATCTTTCAATACTACACTTGCACCAGAATCTACGTTACGCACTGTAATAGATTTGTCTGCACCAAATATCAATTGACTCTTAAATCTATTTCCAAGCAACACACCCCCATCAGGTTGTAACCTAAATGTAGAGTTCCAACTCTCGACCTCTTTTGTTTCCTCATTAACATTGTTGAATACTATTTCAACATTGTCACCAGACACCCCCATTCGGATATTCTCAGGAAATACACAAGGGAAACAAACAGCATCATTAATAGAGTGTGTACGTCTTGTGTCGGGTACTGTATTGAGTTGATACACTTCTCGCCACTGTTCCATGGACATAGTAGAGCATTGCACCCAGACAGGGTCTCCCTTTTTAATCGGGAAAGATAGTATTCCACCTCCTCCAGAGGGAAAGATTACAGGTACATCTACAAGGGTTGGTAGTTCAACTATATCTCCATCCGAGAATCGCATACTCATCACTGGTTTGATTGTAGCTAGTTGATTATCATAGGATACTACTGTAGCAGGAAAACCTGTGTAAATGGTACTCATCTCATCTGATATTTCATTCTGTACTAATTGTTGTATTAGTTGTGCTTCATTCGACATCTTGTACCTCAATCGTAGTAAACCATGAATCCCCTTCGAAATGTAGATCATGCTTTACATCTACCACTTTAAATACTCCTCTGACACTCTCGTTAATCTCTGTACTTATAAAATCACCAACATCTATTCTTCCATCCAATAAAAGTTTTAAACGATAACCGCTAGTTTTCTCTTGTGTATCTTTAGAATTCATACTATTAGTTGGAATAATTTTAGCTATTGATATTATTTGATTTGGTAGTATCTTAAATTCATCTACTAAAGTGTTCTGGTAATTTTCAGGTTCTATAAATAGCTTTGACTTATTAAAGTAGTAAGTATATCCCACTTCTTTGCATACCTTACTTAGAGCTTTATCCAGAAACATCCCAGAAATAGCGTAACCCTTGGTTAATCGGATTTTGTCAATACTATTTCCCACACCAACACCGAGTTTATCTTGTAAGTCTGTTAAACCTCTTCCAAGGGGAACACCATTATCTGCGTATATATCAGCCAAGTATTGTAATACAGTCTCATATGTTGTACTTGGGTCTGCTGGAAATTCTTTAGTAATTTTAACAGCGCTAGAGGGAGTATACCCATCCGAACATGAGAGTTTCATGAAAGGTATCTCAGTAGAGAAATCTACAGTCTTATCGTTAACTTGACCAACAAATAAAATAGACATTTGGGTATTTTCATACCCAGCTTTAAGAATAACAACACTATTCTTTTCAACAAACCCTTCTGTGTTACTGTTAAAACCTTGCATGGTTAAATTAAAGGGAGTGTTGCTCCCCATCTTTTTACTTGTCGAGACAGAGGCTTGTATATCTAAATCAGTTATAACAATAGACTCTAATTTATCTACAGTACGATAATCCCCATCTTTATTCACTACTCTAGAAGTACCTGCATCTGGGGTAATTATCTGTGGCTCTGTATTAATAGATGGGGGTCTACTTATAGTTAATTCATATTGTCGCTTAAAATTAGCCATTCGTTAGAGCCTCCACCTCCTCAAATGTTGCAAATGTTAATGTGTGTGTTTTATCTAACCCATAATTATCTCTAGATACATCAGATTCATCTTGAGAGGTGATAAATAGATATCCACCAATTAAATCTGACTTACGATAACGAGATAACAACTCTTTATTAGGTAGTAGTTTTTCACCTAGTAATATGGGGTTATTCTGTGCATCTAATATGTCTACACACCAGTAACCAAACCTTGTGTTGTATCTATTTTTGATACGGTAAGTTTTCTTGTTAAGAGTTACTGTTTGTGTAGAGAATGCGGCATCTGGTGTATCAATTTGTATTGCCATTTAACCTCCAAAATCTGTAGGAAATAATTTTTCAATACCTGTTGTGGTTAATGGACTAGAACCCGTAGTAGCATTGCCTGCATTCTCTGAATTAGAAGTGGGATCTTTGTACTCAGGGTTGGGTGCAGTTATAGTCGTAGAAGTTAGCTCATCAGAAAGTCGTATCTGTTGCAATACTAAGTTTACTCTCCAAGAAGTCAAACCTTCATTTTTACCTTTAGTATAGGAAAGTTTTTCTATGACGCAGTTTGTTATAGGATTTAATAAATCGTCTAGAAAACATACCACAATATTTTTATTACTACGTACAAGAGATAAGTTTTCAAGATATTCAAAAGGATCTTTATACTCATCTTGGTCTAATCTTTCTACAGAGGTAACAATACCATTATAACTCACTTTCTTATTATAAGCAACCACGTTGTCAGTTATCACAGAATTGTCCTGTACTTTCTTAGAGGATATTTTACTTGTCTCTTCTACAGTAACATCAGATGTTAGTGTTAGTTGATATACAACGTTATCCTCTGTGACAATTCTGAACCAATTCTGTGATTGCTTACCTGAGATAACAGGATTACTAAAATTAAATGCCATTCTATCTTCCCCTCTTAACAGATACTAACGACTCAAGGTTACTTCTAAGTCTATCCGTAAACATATCAGCAGCTTGTTCCATTTCAGCAGGGTTACCGTCAGAAACATTAATTTGGATATCCATACCTTCAAAAATAACGCTAGGATTTGTTACTTGCTGAGGCATAGCGCTTGGTGTCATCAGAGGGGACATGGGTATCCTACCTTGTTGTACTGAATCTCTCTGAGCTATAACTTCTTCTACTGTAGGAAGTCCTGATAATGCCATACCAGCTTTAAAACCAGAAGTACCGAGTTCTGAACTTATAGTAAAATCCCCTTTCTCTGCACGAGATTTTGCGGCACTACCAACTGATGCAGCCGCTACAACTGCTGTAGTTGCTAGTATAGTGGGTGGATTTAAAAATTTTACACTACCTGCAGAAAGTGATATAACTTTTTGTGATAAACCTTTTACGGGTTTGAGAGGAACTTTAGTTTTTGTTCCAAAAACACTGCCGAATACATTACTTACACTTGTAACTATTTTTGTTAAGGTTTTAAAGGCTTTCACTAAACCCATTACGGCTAGTGTTGCTGCACCCCCTGTAATGACGGATGCTGTACTATTACTTAAGATATCACCCAACAAGTCACCTGAACTTAATTTAGAGGTTTTTCCTGTTGAGAAAAACTGACCTTTCTCATCTTGACGTAATCCAGTACGTGTACCTTCTTTCAAGTTTACCTGATAACCTAGAGATGCCTCCAACTTACCCACAAGTTTATCATCAAATAAAGATGCTACTTCTTGGAAAAGTCCTAATACAAATAATAATTTCCCTGCTAAAGTTGTGAATGCTAAAGAGATCATACCTATTCCGACTGCAACATCCCTAGCCAGAGGCGAGAAATCTTTAAGTGCTTCATACAGCATCACCCATCCCTTAGCAGATACCTCTAGGATATCAACACCTTTCGATACTACTTGTATAAGTGCTTCTATTATGGGTGTTAAACCTTTGATAGCAACCTTCAACATCTTGAAGAATTTATTATATATATTACCAAGATCTTCTTGAGATTTACCAGTAGTTTTCAGTTGTGAGGATAGTTCTCCATAGAGTTCTGACAAACCCTCTTCAAATCCAGATTTGAAAATAGTGTCTGCTGCACGTTGAGATTCAGTGAGGAATTTACCTTTCTGTACTCGTAATGCTTTCAGTGCTTCAGTGTATGCACCACCTTCTCTTGCTGTACGTCTAAACTCTGAAGCTACTTTAGGTAACACATCTGCTGCCATTAGTTCGCCACGTTCCATCATTTTGAACAATTCAGCTTCATTAACTCCTAAAGCTCTACTGAACACCTGAATAGCTCCTGGAAGATGCTCAGCCATTTGTGATTTTAGTTCTTCCTAATCAATGACTTACGTCATTTTATAACCTACACCTTCTCAGGGTAGCCTGACTATATCTTAAGAATACACTCTGTTACCAAATGTATTCTTCCTCCCGTTTCGGATAATAAATTTACCCTACTTTACTCAGTTCTCTCCAAAGGTTTTCTCTTCAGATAACTTTTCAATAGTCGATGAACGTTCAAGTTATTATTTTCTCTTATTAAGTAGAACGTATTTAGAGGTCTTACACTTAACAAACCTTATAATACCGTATTCGTTAATTTCGTATTTTGGGAAATCTTTTAATGTTTTCCACATAGAGTACCTTCCTTATAAGTATTTATAAAAAGGTATAATAACTCACTTCGCTGCTGATTGTCAATATCTTTAAGATTTTCAGGGGTCGTTATCACGTTACCGTGTAATATCCTACTTAAAGCCTAACTTGATTTTCCAGCAATTAGAGAGGTTTTACATGACCAAAGATTAAATAGCCATGATTTGACCTTTAGAGGCCATTTGAGCCAAAGCACGTTGAGCGAGCTTCATACTCTCTGGTGCAACTTTGAGTGCTGTACCAAACTCTGTAAGACCTGTGAACAGTTCCTTTATTTCACGGTCGTCCATCTTACCTCGTGAAGCCATTTGTAACTTCACATATGCGTCTGCAGTATCCTTTAGGTTAGTACCCATTTCATCAGCAATACTGTTAACAAACTTCAAATCAGTAGCAGCCTTTTCAGCACTACCTGCACTGGCTAATATGGCAACTTCCATTCCTTGAAAGTCCATACCGATACGTTCAATAGCTTGAGTACCTTCTATCAGTGCAAATAAGCTAGCATATGCACGTATCATGTTTTTAGTTGAATCAGCTAATCCCATTTGAACAGTTTGTAACCCAACCATGCTACGCCTGAATTCACGTATATCAGAGTTTAACTTTTCAAATCCATAAGTATCTCCTGTTCTAAGAAAACGATCCCTAGCTTTAGCCATTTGCTGCATCATTTGTTGTTGTTGCTGTGCAGGCATTCGTCTAAATCCCGAGGATAATTCCATTTTACGTTGAGCTTTATCTGCTAGGGCTATACGTTTTCTTAGATCATCTCTTGCCTTAGCCTCACGTTTACCATTCTCAATATAGGCAGCTATCTCTGCATCATGAATTTTCTTTTGAGATTTAAGTTTAGCTTTGGTACGTCTGTCATTCTCCTTATGAGCCTCACGTTCCATTTTCTCCATATAAGCTTTCTTTTGTTTGGCATCACTAAGAGATTGCTTGTGTGCCTGTTCTTCGAGTTTACGTGTCCTCTTGATATCCTCTATATAAGCCTGTGTTTCAGCTTTGTGAATCTTCTCTTTTTGTTTCTGAACAGCTTTGTATTCAATCAAGGTATCTTTGTGTAAGGCGTTTATATCCTTGCGAATGGCTTTCAAGCCCTCTGGGGATTTCGTGGCATTAAGTTTATTCTGTAACTTACCTACCTCGCCTCCCATAGCTTTTATGGAGCGTATAACTTCTTGTGTTTCAGCTTTGAACTTCTTGGTGTCAAGAGGAGATGATACCGAACCAGACCGCCCCCCTGACACTTTCAAAGGTTTACTAAGTTTCTTAGCCAAACCATCAAACATCTGTTCAACCTTCTTGATATCCCTTTTGGCTGATGCAGTATCTATACCAATTTCAATCAAGAGATCATTAAATTTTCCCATAAACAGTCCTCATATTAACCTCACTTTTGTTTAGGTTGGTTGTCTATGTGTGATGCCATTCTACTTCGTGTGAGTATATCTAACATCGTTTTGTAATCGTTTAACTCCCTAAAAGATAGAGAAACCAGCTCATCATATGACATTCTATTATCTTCCGATGATATGATATCTAAGATGAACTGATCCTCTATTGCGAGAGAGCCTGTACGTATTAAGAATTTTGTTCTGGACTCTGTGTTTCGAGTGGCTCGTCCTGACTTGATCCCAAGAGATTTGTTATCTTCCCGAGGATTCCTTTCATCATACCACTCCCTGTAAAAAAACTTCCAAAATTCTCCTTGATAGCAAATGCCAATAGTGGAATCAAACAACTATAATTAGCCATAAGATACTCATCCCAATTAATTTGGATATAGCTGTCACCCTGTTTAATCTGAACATCAAATAAGATATCTTCAAAAATAAGTGAATCAATGTTTGAGTCATCTAAACTATGGTTAAGTAATACAGCCATATCAGTAAATGTTTTGGGTGTCTCGATAAAATCATCTTCATCTTTCAAGCCGTCAAACGCTCGTCCAAGTAAGGGTAGTGCAATCTGTTTCAGTTTTAGTGCTATCTGAACACCTCTCCGACCACCGATTAGTTTAACTCGAAATAATTCATCACCAATTTGAATATGTTTTGTGGACTTACTGTTTAGAGCATCAATTTCTGCTTGCGATTTGATACCTTGTTGTGCAAATGCTTGTGTAATTATATTGTTGTTTTCCATTGTTCTCTCTCTTATATTTTATAGAAACAAAAAAGGAGGCATCAGCCTCCTTTATATTAACCTAGTAATTTTAACTCGGCTGCATGAAATACCCATGTTCTAACACCATCTTCGTGTGTTTTACCATACGTTAGTTCTGGTGGGTTTTGGATATGAGCGTCAATGCCTATATACAATGCAAAGCCATTAGGGTTTACAATACTGAATGTACCTGATTGAATAACACGGGTGGCTTTCTGTCTGTTTAAAATAGCTGATAAAGCCTTATGTGTAGGGGACTCTTGTTGTAATGTCACCTCGATTGTACCCATAGTGGAGGGCATTAAAGAACGTGCCACCGAACCGTCTGGGCTTTGTGAAGATAATGTCTGGTCTTCAACAAAACTTACGGTTACAAAGGTATCCGCAGGTGCATCCAAAGGTACACCGTTCCATACAAGCTCTACATCTTGAGATACATAATCATTTAATAATTTAGCCATTATTGTACTACCTCGTCTAACTGTAGTGTACCACGAATTGCATCTACCATAGTGATTGCACCAGATAATTGAGCAACAAATGTAAGATTATCAAGCTTCTGAGTAGCTTTAATACCCCCTGCAATTAAACGTGCATCAGGGGCAGAGATAACATAATCACCTTCAATGAATCCACGCTGTACATATGTTTGTAGTGTAGTGTCAACTACTGAAGTCACTTGTGCAATTCCGCGATTGGTATCGTTTATGTTAGAAAGGGTCGTTAATCCTTCCTCGTTCTGTTAAGTTTATTTATTTCTTCTTGTTATTGCACCGTTAATGGCTCTAAGAGATTTACCTTCGCACCACAAATCAAATTCTTCATCTGTCATTGCTTTGAGTTTTTTGTCGTACACTTCGTTTCTCTTTTTACCTACTAAACTGTCAACACCCGTAGCTCTTTTTGTTTCTATCCCTTTTTGAGCAATCCTTTGATTACGTGAAAGCCCTGTCTCTGGGTCTATTTCTTTTCTCCACTCATGTAGTTTAGTGTAGAAGTCCTCTGGTGTTGCAGCATGTGCTTTTTCAAGTATTTTTAATTTTTCTTCATGTGTCTTCTCAGCCCAATATTTCTTCTTTCGTTCTGAAATATCTTTTCTAAGAAGTTCACCTTCGTTTGTATTGTAAAGAAAATGTTTTAGTTTTTCTACGCCCTGTTGTACAGAAGCAGGTGTTCTCCCTTTACTGATAAGTTTCCCTATATCAGGATGTTCACCAAAATTCTTACCGTATGACATATTGTGCCAATCTTTACGTTTAAATATCTTTTTATTCACCTGATACTCATGATCAATTGCTTCATCAATATTGTCAAATGTCCAAGATAATTTAAAATAAAAATTGTCTGGGTTCTTTTTGAACTCTTTCTTAAGTTTTCCTGATGTAAAATACCGTTTACCGAAATCGTTCTCTGGGCTAAAACCTTCCTTAACATTGGCATAACGCACTCCGTGATATTTTGTATTATCAGAAATACGGACCAATAAATAAGTGTATGGATACACTTCATTAAACTTTTTGTGTTTCATAATTCACAATCCCCTACTAGATTATGGAGGGAGGAGGATGAGTAGGCATCCAAGAACTCCCATTGAATTTTGAAACTTAACAGAACGACTTACACTTTCATGTAAGACCAGACTATATCTTACTCTTCAACATCACTTGTAAGAGCCTTCGCACTTCGAGTTCACTTGAACTCTACTTCCTTACGGAATAGTCGTTGAACCTTCCCCTGTTCGGGGCTTGGCTGCTGATTACCCAATCTTTAAGATTTTCAAACCTTCACGCTCACCTTTATTTCAAAGTCACGTTGTAGTTCTTAAAGCTCTAAGGGCTTTCCAGACAGTTCACGAAGTTTGCATTAATATATTTCTATACTAAGCCGCTAACATTAACGGGAGTTTTGTACCTACTTGGTTAAGCAATAACTCTGATACAGATGCTGCAATATCGACTTCCATGTTATCACGACCACGTACATTTTCAGGACGCTCACCGGAAGAAGTTTTAACATCTGAGTTAAGGAAGGTGATACCACCCTGTAAATCCAAGAAAAATGAATTACGATCTAATAAGTACTGTTTCTCTGTAAGTGTTAAGTTTTTACCTGTATCATCCTGAGATACTGCAATACCTGATGTACGGTCATTACCCCAAACAATAGTACCTGCCAAAAATGGTAAATTGAATGCTAATGCACCCACTTCTGGGAATGTAGTATTGGCATCTTGGTGATAACCACTTACTACTCTCTCATAAGATTGTTCTTTAAGTTTAGCGAGAGTATCTACAGCAGGGTTAGCGATTGGTGTAAGTACATTTTGATCTGCTACAGTTGTCCAGTATTGTTTCGTATCTGCATTTACAGCTACAGCTAATTCTAATATACCTGATTCCGATTTATCTTCACAAGTAACTGCGTAGAAGCTGTCATTTTCTAATTTAATAGCTGTATAAGACTCTGTAATAGTTTCTGTCGATACAAAAGCTTCTTGTAGTGCTTCTAGCCCACTAACAATAAAGAAATCTGCAGATGTAGTCGGAGAAATTGTCATCTTAGCCGATGTACCTGTACCAGATACGGTAGTAGTAATATGAGCTGAGACATTAACATTTGCATCGATTAAACCTTTGATTGCTGTTAATACTGCTTCTTGTGTGGGAGATGCTGCTACTTCAGTGTAATCTACATCAATTTTATCACCATCATTAACTTCGATACTGATCTTGAAATTATCGTTTTGTGCTGGTACATTGATAAGACTGATCTCACTGTCAGCTTCAATACGACCGATTAATAATTGTGATAAACCGTTTGGTTGTGCAAAGGCTGTCTGTGCCGCTGCAAATGCATTAGAGCCTGTAGGAAGCACTTCTGCATAACTGTCTTGTGTAACAGCTAGTACCCTCTCTTGAGATGAACGGTGTGCCGACATAAATAATGGAATGCCGAAACCTTCACGCTCAAATGAGGCGGTTGCTAATGAGATGATTACATTAGCTAAAGGACTATATGTTGCCATGTTTTAATGACTCCGTTGTTTTTATTTAACATTATAGCTATATGTCAATAATTTATATTAACTCTGTGGTAGATCACCAGTTTCAACTTGCATTGGAGCTGGATCATCAGGAAAATGGTCTAATCCCGCAGGATATGGTAGGTCATATACACTGCCGTTGTCAGGATTGTAAGTGTCGATATTAACCTGTTCAATTGCATAATTGTCTAGTTCATTATCGATATATCTCTCTACATAAGAGAAACTCACTGTGAAAGATGTAACATCACGATATTCATCATTAAGACGTATGCTGCTCGGTGTAGGGTTTGTCATACCATATAGACCAACTTCAAACTGTATGAACCAATTACGATTCTTATTCATCTTTAATCTTGATGAAAGTTCGGAGGCTATTGATATGGTATCATCCTCACCACTACCGTACACTTTGATAACGAATTGCATAATCTTAGTTTCAAGTATACCGTACACTTCTTGGTCATTTTCATCCAAGAACCGCCCTTCAAATTTTTCTTGATAAAAGGGGTTGAGTGTGGTTAGAAAATCTATTGCAATATATGGCATCCTAGGTGATGGTGTACTACTACCTTCAAAAGCATTACTCTTGAATACAGCAGGGAAAGCATTGGGTGGTGGGAAGTTATATAACCTATAACCAACTAATTCTTGTGTTTTCCGTACCAATTCACCTTGTATGAATTTAGGAGATAATGTCATTACCCGCTCCTTAGTGCTGAACGTTCAACGAAAATACTCTCACAATGTCGTAAGTCAACTAGTGGACTATTCATATGAGTAAATACATCCCAACAAACAAATTCTTCTCCGTCTATAAGGATATAGTCTGGTTCACGATTCTTTTTACGTGACACAGGGAATACGGATTGATCTGTAAAAACTGTTCTTGCACTAGAATAATCATAACCATCGCGGAAAGGTAAACTCTCCTCACCTTTAGAAATATCTGAACTTCTGTATGGTTGTATGCTACCCTTCATAGGTATTACTGTTACTGTGGATGCTGTCACCCAATCACCAGTTTCATTAACGTAACCTTGATTTTCAGTAGGACGATTTATTTCAATATTTTCTTGAAATAAAATTGAGAATGCCATATAATCTAACCTGCCTTGTATGTTAATGATGTGCGATACATGAACTTGCTAAGTAAATCACCCGTATCAATTAGGGGGGGATTACCTCGAACAGTGGGTAATAGTGCCGTACTTCCAAATATATATTGACCTTTGTCTTGATAATGTGAACCAATCATGTTTAGTGTACGAGAGATTGGTATGTCTTTTACAAATACGCCTGTAAAAGCCTTAGTGATTGCACGTTTATCTTCTTGGGTGAACATACCACCTGACATTGTAAGATGTAAAACTGGTCTAGGAGGTATATTAACTCCGTCACCTTTTGCACCAAACTCGTGAATAGACATTAAATCTACATAAGATATACTAGATTCTTCGTGAATACCTTGATCAGCGTAGTAACCTACATAAACACTTTGTTTATCGAAATCGTTAACTTTCTTCTTTAGTTTTTGAAGCTTTTTCTTTAGGTGTTTTGTCTTTTTTACGTTCAGGCTTATCTTCATTATCTTTACCCTTAGTATTTAATTTGGTTAAATCTGCTTTGGAGTATATTTTCTCCTCAATCAATTCACCATTTTTGTAACTTTTTACTGTTGCGCTCATATTATTACCCTTTTATCTTCTTATAATATTAATTATACACTAATTATACGTTTTATACAAATACTGGGTATAAAAAAGCCCGTACAAAGACGGGCTATAGTTGTGTTGTTATACAGTTGTATGAGCATAAGAAGGGTCTAGAGTACTGCCCCCACCTATTGTACACTTATTATTTGACACTTACTCACCTCCTCAGTTAAGGTGTATCGCTCACTATATCTGCTGCGGTCATATTATACATAACGAATATGCAATTGGCTTCTGTCCCGCTATCTTGTAGGAATGGATACGTATCACCATCACCCATACGCCACCAGTGCTTCGGCTTTGCTGATAGGGTAGACAGGTCGAAAGGAGTGCCACTGTTGTATATAACGCTAGAATTTGCGCTTTGGTCACTATCCCATAGTGCGAACTCATCAATATTTGCATTGCGTAGAGAGTTACCACTCACAAACCTGCTCATTCTTGCATTTTGACCTACTATAGACCCGCTCCAACCGTAGTTAGAATGACTGTTATTTGTTGTTTGTGTTACGTTGTCTATTTTTATAGTAAACCTACTATAATAATCACTCAAGCTGCCACTAGATGACCCTGTAGTACCACCATCATAACTAATTAGTATGTGCTGCCAAGATCCAGCGGTTAAGCTTCCTGCGGGTGTCTGCAATCTCAAGTTATTATTGTTTGATCCATATCTCAAGCGCAGCAGCTTACCACCAGAAGAATTTATTTGACGCAGCTCTATGTACCCATTATTGGTTATGTCGTTGTTACCATAGTAGAATATTACTTGCCCTTGATTATCTGAAGACGCTTTATAATAAAGGCTAATTGTCCACGCATCCGAACTACCTGACCCGTTGCCAGACCTACCTAGTACAGGCTCTAGCAAATTAGCGTTTGCACCAGCCCAATCCTGATTGGAGAACTTCACGCTTTTAGTGTTAGAAAAGGGAGGTGTACTAACTGTAAGTACTATAGTTTCACTGTCCTCTCCATTGTAGTTAATGGCCTTAACAGGTATGTTGTAAGTACCTACTGCTAAGGAGCTACCTCCAATTATCTTTCTGTTATTACCATCCACCGTAGCAATACCTGACACATTGGATAAATCCCATTCGTAACCTACACCGTAATCCGCTGTAAGTTCATAGTTTAATGTCTCACCCTCAACCAAGCTAACAGCGAGGTTACTTGTAATAGTAGGGGCTTCACCTGTTGACGTACCGCTGGCTGAGAACTCTGCGTTTAAAGCGTTAACAGTAGAATCTGCATCATTACCATACTGAACTAAATTTTCGTCAACAAATTCGGAAAAATCTTCCGAACTTACAATTTCAATTGACCTTGCCAAATCTATAATAGATATAGAATCATCTGTATTTTTTATAGCTTGCAGTGAGTTTGGGAACTGAGCGCCATTGTTATCCTCAATAAAGATACTCTTAGCAGCATCATCTCTAAATAACTTAATCATCTTTTTACAACTCCTATAGAGCTACCTGCGTTAACAACACTACCATTTGTTGAAAGTTTTAATTGTAAAATAATAGGGCTGTCTTTTGTATTCAAATCGCCCATATAAATCATTGTAGGAGTAAGTGAAAAGCGGTAAGGTTGACCACTGCCACTGTCAAGCCTACCTATGATTGTTTCTAGTGTGTATATATTTGCACCACTTCCAAGCTGATACCTAAGCTCAAGCAGCGCATTATTTGTATTTGGATTTACCGTGAAATCATTACGTATAAAGCAATTGTCACCGAGTGCAAGTTCAGAAAAATCAAACGCACCTGTACTTGTATTCATTAGTGATGTAACACCAGAAGGGAGGTAGGACAGGTTTGTAAATGCACCAGCACCATCGTTTGGTATTGTTGTCCAAGTATCAGCAACTAAAGATAATGGAGTTGTTGATGTTGATGTGTCATTGTAATCCGCTATACCATTACTACCACCATAACCGCCTATTCCGTTTGAACCATTGCCGTTTATGATAGTCATATTATAACTCCTGTACGTTGATTACAGCGGAGTCTAAACCACCTTGCGGTTTGGCTTTAGCCCAGATTTTTTCTGAGTCCTTTAAAATCGTTGCGACACCGTAATTGTATCCTAAATTTGTAAGGATTCGACCTGATGTTTCATCTAAGTCTGGTTCACTGTTACTTTCGTATAGTTGAACCCACACAGTTGTTTTGTTTTGAATGTCGAAAGCACTGCCAACTGGTATTCCAGATACAGTGTTGAGGTCTACCCAAGCATCGTTGGGGATTATGATATCGTTAATTGTAGTCATCGTAAACCTTATAATAATAATAATATAATGAAAGGTTTAC